TTTAATTTCAATAGTACCGTCTTGAATTTCTGGAACTTCACCACCAACGCCAATAAAGAATCTCACTATCTGACCAGTTTGACCGCCAAAACATCTAAATGTAATTTCCTGACCGCCAGCCACACGATCTCTAGCATAAGGAGTTATTGACGGTTCTCCAATGATAAATTCTCTTTCTCCTCCACCATCTTTATTATGAGGAACTGCAAGATGGGTGTTGGAACCACCTGAATCCTCTTGTATCAATTCATTGTTCTCATCAACAAATTGAAATTGCGACCAAGTATCAGAGATTGTTGAATTGGACGCATAATACAGAATAATATCAACAGTTCCATCGCTGTTCTGACCACTATAAGACCACCACCGTCCAGTATCTGCAGCTGACACTCCACCAGGCCGCAATGATAATGGCAAGACAGTATCAGTGATTTCGCTTCCAAGAGTTAATGCACCAGCTACAATAGAATGTTGGAACATCTTAAACCCAGCTTCGGCAATGTTGTAATGAACACTATACAAATCAGCACCATCGTTGAACAATAACGGTCGATGATTAGTACTGGTTGGACCAGCGCTTGATTCAATTGTTACTACTGGTTGGAAGGTACCAGCGCTAAATTTCCAAATTGTAGGAAAATCACTTACGCCTGAGTAACCAAGCATAAACAAATCACCATTAAAAATATCATAATCAATTATGTGTAAATTGTTGGGTTTGTTGTCTGAATTACCACCAGAATCAGGCATTGTGATTGTGCTGAACGCTAGCGAAGATGGATTGAATGTATTAACGGCCTGGCCCCCAGATGTGGCATCATCGATGCTCATAAACAACAGTCCGTTGTATACTATATCTCTGCCAATTCCAGCTATTGAAAAGTTGCGCTCGCCGGTATCTTCTAAGGTATCAGTAAGGAGATTGAATCTCCATCCCACCCCATCTGTAGCACCGCTTGGATCCCAAACGCCAAACAAATATGGCACATTGTCGATAACAATAAAGTATGGCCCATGTTGTGCTCCGCTGCCCTCAAATGTGGTGAACGGGAATCCACCATCCACAAGGGCATTGCTCCATTCGCCATCTCTACTACCTGTTTGTAATTTATATAACCCGTCCCGATGTAGGGCATATACACTATCCCAGGCTTTAATTACACGATTGTTCGGAAAGTCTTCGTCTCCATTTTGGGTAGCATTCTCTAAGCTTGTAGGCAGATCATCTCCAAGTTGAGTTAATGTTGTACCGATCATAGTGAACACAGCGGTTGTCCCACTTGTTCTATTGCGCAACACTAATAATGATCTAGACATTAGCTTACCTCAAACAATATGTACTGATTTATAAGATTTTTGAATTTATAACTTATAACAAATTAAACAGTATCTTAAACAGAGGCAAATAAAATTGAATATTCATTGGATAACGCCATTTATATTATTGGCAGAGGATGCATTGGATTTCGGTCCCGAAATCATAAAAACTGCAGAGAGATTAAACAAATGGCAACCAGCTAACGTTTTAAACCAGAACAAAAAGAACATAAGAACTAACGAAATTGTTTTATTATCAAGAAAAATAAGTCCAAAATTTGAAAAATTTGAAAATGAATTACATCAAATAGTTATAAAATTAGCAAAAGAATATATAAAACAACACCCAATTAAAATTGCAGTTGATCTTGGCTATGATCTATTAAAATATTCTGCTGATCAATATTATTCCTTTCATATCGATAATCCTTTGACTTTCCCGCATATTATCAATCGACAATTGAGTATAGTTTTTTCTCTTAATGATGATTATGAAGGTGGAGAATTATATTTCCCAAAACACAATCTAAATTTAAAACTTAAAGCTGGTAGTGCCATAGTATTCCCATCCAATTTTTGTTATTTGCACGCTAGCTTAAAAATTATCAAAGGAATAAAATATTCAGTAGTTACTTGGCTAAGTAGCACAGATAAATCATTTATTGAGAATTAAATGTCGAATGTAGTGTAGCAAACCATAATGACGTCTAACGTATCTAAGTCTTCTGCTGTACCAGTGCCCGCAAGCCAAAGTATTGACAAACCATCTGTCCCACCAAGCTCATAATCTAAGATATCTTCGTTAGTGAAACCAAAACTTCGCCTTTTCAATACTCCGTTTAGGAACAATTTGAGATCACTAAATTCTGGCGATCCAGTTCCAAATTCAGCTGGGGTGAATGAAAGAGGAATTGTAAGAAATTCATCTGTATCAGTCACAATTTGGCCAGTAATAGTGTCTTGAACTGGGGTTCCACTACCACCACTTGAATCACCAGCAGGTCCTGTGGGTCCTGTCGCACCGCCGGTTCCTGTGGGCCCTGTTACTCCATCGGCTCCTGCGGGCCCTGTTACTCCATCGGCTCCCATATCGCCTTCAGGAATGATCGACAATGTAACTTGATCAAGATTGGAAAAATTAGATCCGATTTCAACCAATTCGACAACTACAAAAGTGACGAATCCAGTTGATATTAATATATCAGAATAATCAAAAACCACCTGTTGAGTGGGGTCGTCAGTCTTAGCGATAAACAATTGGCCCTGCGAATTGATAACGCTATAGAATCCAGAAATATCATTAGAATTAGCATCTAGCAGATCAACATTGACTCCAACGACATCACCAACAGTATCGGTGTCAAATGATAATGATCCTGTGCCTGGATCTCCTTCTGTTGGAGATTCTACAAAAACATAATCAAATCCTGGAGATGATCCCGCCGGGCCTGTCGGCCCTGTTGCCCCCGTAGGTCCTGTTGCCCCCGTAGGTCCTGTTGCCCCCGTAGGTCCTGTTGCCCCCGTAGGTCCCGTTGCCCCCGTAGGGCCCGTTGCCCCTGTTGCGCCCGGCAACCCTGCACCAGCCGGATTGGCTATCCAGACAGAACCATCAAAAGTAAGGACTTCTCCTAATGAAGGAGAAGGAACATCTACATCGCCTAAATCATCTAAATTTAGTGCAATGTTAGCTAATTGCTCAACGATAGTTGGTCCAGAAAAATCAAAATCGCCAACAGCATCAGTAATACATTCTAACTGTCGTTCCTGCTTGTTGTGATCTTCAGCAGGAATAACTTCTTCTGAAATCCTTAACTTCTTTTTATATGGAAACTGATAAGCTTCAGCCATCAACCACCTGTATTATATTTAGCCTTACAAGTTTAATCTTCAATTACAATTAAATCTTCTTCAAAATAATCAGATTCTCTAAATCCAAGTAATGTTTCAACAGGAATGGAGAGGGAAGCTGTTTTAAATTCCCCCAGAATAAGCGTTGGCTTAAGTGGTTCCATCTAAAATCCGATCTAGATTAGAAATTTGACTAGTATAATTCTCTATTAAATTTTCAATGTCATTAGCCAATTTGTCATCGGCAATGTGCTCCAGGATAGCTACTAGCTTGGATAAAATTTCTTCATTGGCAATTTTGGCGGAAGACAAATGTGATTTTAGTTCTTCTTTGTCCAACCCATGGTCCAAATCTTCTGATTTAGTAAAAAGAACTTCCGGTTCTTTAAAACTTATGTCTACATTCTCCGAAATAGCATCATCTAAACGCCGGTCGAAATTTTCATAAGTGAAAGCGGTTTTTTGTTTTCTCAAAGCAGCGCCTCCTCTAGGATTCATATCTCTTTTTCTCTTCCCTTCCGGGAATTTGTATTGATCTTCAGTTGTGGTTTGTGGTTTGCAACCTTTATGATAAAATTTATTGTCAATAATAATAATGTCGCCTATGGTCTCTTTCCCACAGATTGCACACGTGTTTTCTTCTATTGGAGTCAATGTAAATTGTATAAGATTTTGTCTTTTACGAGGCAGATGAAAATTTTGCTTATCTAAATCATTATGTTCTAGCCCAACTCCATTAAAAGACATATCTACCCATTTGTCTTTTACAAAATTGGCAATGTGCCGCACAAAACCATCTAAATCATTACATTTTAAGATGGTATATCCCTGAATACTAGGATAATCCGCATCTATGCTATATTCTGTATTGGTAATGCGACTATATTTATCAAATTCGTCATAAACTTCGGCTAGACGTTCATGAATCTTATTAAACATTTAAAGTTTTGTATCTTCCAAAATAATTAACAATTGCATCAACTAAAGGTTCTAATTGATTGCCCAAAGGCAATAAATGCCCATTTCGTCGCATAAAACTTCTCCCATGTCTATTAGGCTCAAATTTCCACATTTGAGCTTGAAGATCTGGCCAGCATGAAAGATTGGTAGAACGATAATTGGCCGAACACCTTCCATTAGAAAGACCAACCGAAAGCCCTGGCAATCTCTTCCTTAGTGACATGGCCAAAGCAGCATTGTATTCTTCAGTAGAATGGCGCAATTTCATTTCTAATTCAGAAAGATGGCATTTAGTATCATCAATTTCCTTCATTATTTCCTGAATCAGATCGTATTTCCCTTGTACATCATTGGCAGAGATCGATGGCAAGTTGTTAATATTTTCAGTAACTAGTTCGTGAAATTTTTCTTTGTTGATCATAATTATGTAGACACTTGTAGTTGGCCAAACTGGAACTCATTAAATTGGGACAATTGATCGCGAATTTCGATTTCACGAACAACAGCTCCAGGCCAAAGACGGAAACCCACCTTCCCAACTTGAGTTATGGTTGGGACTGAGAAATAAGGAGTTGTGATTGCTACAGGAGTAGGCAGGGCTGCGGAAGCTGTAGCATCTGGATTGATTAATAGATTGTTCCACCAAACCCAAAGTTGCCCATCTCGATACATTACTTGTAACTCATTCCACTTCTCACTCTCCCCTTGAACAGGAACTGGCAAGAATCCACCATCAAAAACTTTAAATCCTTCAGGATCAGAGTCGGGTTCAGTCACACCATCGCTAATGAATTCATCTTGGGTGTGAATCTTGCTCACAGCAAAAGAACCAGGTTTAAACCCTCTTACAAAATCATCAGAAAAATCTTCGCTGATGTTAAGACTATAAGCTTCTCCCATATCTAACAAACCGCCAACGGCTTGGAATTGCAATGCTTGAGCGCCAGTATTGTCATTAACCGAAAATTCTAGTCTTAATGCTGTAGCAGTGTAATCCTCATGAAGTAATTGTACAACAGTTGTTTTGTCTGGAACTGTAGTAGCAATTGCTTCTGCAATTTCAGTTATGTTAGTGGCATCCGGCCCAGTAAGATCCGTAATTCCTGTGCCTTCCAATTCAGGCACAGCATCTACATCAAATGGAAATCTTTCTAGGAACCCAACCAGAACTATAGCATTATCATCAAATCTGTCAAAAGCAGCTTTCTGCTGATATCTCCAAGTAAAGTTCCTCCAGACTCCAGTTAGAATTCTGAGATTGCCACGTTGAGGAAGATCTTTCCAATGAATTCCTTTGACAACGATAAATTCATTTCCTTTAAATGGGCCGGTTTCGATAGTTCCTCTTCGAGCCACTTTAGCGTAAACGTCATCTATGTGATCGATCGGTGCCCTAAGCACAATGTCAATCGGAGGGAATCTGCTACTATTTGGCCTGCCCAATAAAGCCGATATCAAAACGTTCTTATGGTTGGCCCTGTGCCAGATCCAAATTGGTCTTTCCTGGTCTGAAGGTGGCAAAGTTTCAGAAACTACTAATGCTGGTATAGTTGGATCAACATCGGCCAGATATTGATTGTTAAGAGCAATGCCGGATGGTTCAGCAGTATCACTAGCAATAAAAATATCGAATTCGTCATTCACTTGGACCTTGTCTCCAACCCCATCAGGATCAAAGACAGTTATTGTCGAAGCTGAATTCTCTATGATCTGGAATTCTACTCCTTGATTCAATCCATTAGTAAAAATTAGAATTCTATTGGCTAATTCATTAGTAAAGAAAGATCCGCTACCTCCGCCAAAAGCCAATTTAGCGGTGATGATGAAATTAGGAGTTGGATTTCCTTGCAAATCGCCTACCGAATCAATAACAGCGACAATATCGCTTCTGACAACTTGTCCTTCATCGGTACCAGCTGTAATTTCTCCATCATCGGCTAACAAGAATGGCTCGTCGAATCCAGTTATTCCCCATTCGCTGCGTTCAAACAATCTAATGTCCGATAAGTCAGTTTCTGAAGAAGTCAATTCTTCTGGGTTGACACCAGTCAGTTCTTCTCGTGCGATTACTAGATCTCCAAATCTGATAACTCCACCTAGGCTCCATAGTGTGCCAGAATTCAATTTGGGAGGTCGGATGAAAAACCTGCGAACAATCCTTTGATTGTTTACTTGCCCAATTCTAAATTCCCAAATTTGAACCAAAGTTCCTATTGGGAGGAGATCACAGGTAGCGTCCTTGACCAAAGTTTTTGGAGCCAAAAGATCAGTAGTTGAATTTTCTGGATTGTTATATTGCCAAACATTAGTAGCGGTGAAGGCGTCACCTTTGGGAGCGCCTTTGTCAATAGCCCAAAATCTACAAGTATACTGGTTGGTCGATAACACATTGGCCGGATAATCAGTAACGACAGCTGCTTGCCTAGTTAAAGTATGCCCTTTATAAAAAATAGAGCCTAATAGATCTGGATCATTCTCTGGATTTAATTCAAAACGAATTTGGTTGCCGTCATCGTCTAGACCAGTAAACCAAATAGTTTCTACTTTTCCGTTAGCACCTGGGGTCATGGCCCAACCGACATTGGTTGTGCCATTAGAATTTCTCGCAAGGACTAAATCGAATTCGCCCTGGCCAGGAGTCACAGAATCATCATATCTCTTAAAGACTAACGATGGGAAACTGTTCTTTAAATTGAGAGTTGGCAATGGGTCAGCTGGATTGAGAATAGTGGTTTCTGGTAGAAGGAAAACTTTTAGTTCCCCATATGAATTAACACCTGGCAGTTTTCCTGCACATGACGGCGGTCTGATGGCAGCAGTATCGGATTCATCTTGAATCCAGAAAATTTGTGCACATTCTTCTATACCACAATTTAAAGGGAGGGGGCTGTCAACAGTTAAACGAATTACATTTCCAATTCTTTCTAAAGAAATAAATTCAGTTCCAGCAGCTAGAATAATATCACCAGATAGGAAACCGCCATCATCTGGGAATCCAGCTCCGGAGAAACCTAAAACGCCAATTCTGGTAGCAAGCAGTGCGTCCAATTTGGCTTTGTCATCTGGGGACATAAGACCAGGAGTGTCAGTGGTGACGTTAGGGACTGGATCTTCTGCAATGTGAGTTTGACCATGGAAAGAAGGGATTACAACATCAGCTTCTTTAGCATAAAGAGTGCATGTTTCTTGGTCGAATTTATAACCAATAGTAAGTCCATCTGGCCCTTGGATCTGCAAGAACTGCTGATCCACGAGCTGAGACTTAGGAGGTATCTTAAATTGGACCACGGTTACTCCTGATATTATGTTTCTATTTATCTTTGCGCCTTAGAAATTTAATTCTGCAAAACCAAAACTTCCGAAATTCGTATCTAAATATTATCAATGAAATTATCTCATAATATAAAAAACATAAGAAAAGTAGAATTACACCAACATATAGATGGTTCTATTCCTATTGAATTAACATGGAAATATATGAAGCAATATGGGCTTAATCCATGTGATACTATAGAAGAAATGGAGAAATTGTTAGTAGTACAACCAGAAGATGAGGGAAAAGGACTGTTAGAATATCTAAAGAAATTCCATTATCCATTATGGGTTACTCAATTTTATGGTAATTTAAAAAATGCTGCTTATGCTATCGCTAAAGAAGCTTATAACCAAGGAGTTAGAATATTAGAACTGCGTTATGCGCCTAGCATTCATACTTATGCAGGATTAACACCAAGACAATGCATCGTCAGTGTTTTAGAGGGGCTTAACAGAGCGGAGTCCGAATTAGATCTTAAAACTGGTTTAATCATAATTGCTATGAGACATATGGGCCCACATATTGCCAAAATTTGTGCTAGGCAAGCCGTGTCTGAAGCCCAATGGTTACATCGACGTGCTGGAGTTATTGGGTTTGATATTGCTGGAGCTGAAAAGGGAAATCCGCCTAGAATCTTTAAAGAAGCTTATCAAATCGCAGGAGCAGCCGGCCTTGGTCTAACAGCGCACGCGGGAGAGGACGAAGACGCCTGGGCAATATGGGAAGCCATTGATGAACTTGGGTGTTCTCGAATTGGCCACGGTTGTTCAGCTGTGCAAGACGAGACGCTATTGAAGCGCATGGCCAAAGACAAAATCTGTATAGAAATATGTGTTACATCAAACTTCCAAACTGGAGCAGTTAAGAACGGACAGATCCATCCAGTTTGGAAATTTCTAGAATATGGAATCCCGATCGCAATCTGCACAGACAACACAACTGTTTCTAACACCAATCAAATTAAAGAGAATGAATATGTATGGACTACAAGTGGGATGAATGAAAAAGATCTTCAAGAAATCCATGACGAAGCAATAAAATTCTCTTTTATTAACAGCGCTACTAATGACTGATTTTGTTGTATGTGCCTCTTGTTCAGAGTCGATTCAATCCAATTTGCCATTGTGCGATGATTGTTATAAAGATCAAAAAGAAAATCTGAACCAATTATTGACTATTAAAGTAGATAAGAAACAATCCAAAGAAGAAATCGAAGAGTTCATAAAGAATCTAAACAAAACCAAAGTCAGAGATTTAGACCAATTAGCGAACTGATTTCCATACTGGTTTTGGCTTTGTTTTAAGTTTCTTATATAATCTATTTAATCTAGTATTATAATAAAATTGATCTCTAAAAGTTTCTGGATCAGGCTCATAGTGCAGTTGCTCTGCAAATTTTCCTCCTACCAACTCAACAAATCTGTGTGGATTGCCACCTCCTAAGGGATGAAGATTTCGTTTGCTAATGATATCAGATAGAAATTCCAGCGAATGCTCATAAACCAGAATAGGCAGCACCAAATTAATTGTGCTGCCAGTACC